GTAAATTATGATACTCCCACTAAATTGTATTACTACTGTGCACATCATAGTGGTATGGGTAATGAAATCAATACATTAAGAATAGATACATTAACTACAACTTCGTCATTTAATTCATTTACATCTTCTATTAATACTACAATAAAAGATAAGTTAAATGTAGAAGGTGTAATTTCTGGTTCATCACAAATAACTACTTTATTACCTAGTGGGGTAGTATCTGGTTCATCACAAGTATCGTATCCTAATTTATCAAATATACCAACAGGAATCGTTTCAGGTTCATCTCAACTTTCTTCATCTTATGATACAAGATATGTAAATTTAAGTGGTTCACAAACAATTACTGGAACAAAAACATTTAATAATATAATTGTAAATGGAACTGGTTCATTTGCATATATTGAACAAGTGACTGGTTCGGTAAAAATGATAGGTGATGCATTTGTACAATTAAATAACAACACTCCAAGTGAAAGATACGCTGGTATTATAGTTATTGATTCGGGTTCTAATCCTTCAACAGCATCATTCTTTTTTGATGGTCAAACAAATGATTGGGGGTTTGAATATTCATCTTCTAATGGAATTGATTTTGGAGTATCAATTTTTGGACCAGAATATTCAACAAAAGGTTCACCAGCCTATCTATCAACTAATAGAATACCAAAGGCAGTAGATAATCACCACTTAAATGATTCAAATATTAGTGATAGTGGTACAAATGTATCTATAAACTCCAATACACAAATTACTGGTTCTTTACTTGTAACTGGTTCTGTAACAATTACAAATAATACTACATCGACTTCAAAAACATCTGGAGCATTAATTGTAAGTGGAGGTATTGGGACAAGTGGTGATATATTTGCAGGTGGTGATATTGTTGCTTATGCATCCTCTGATATTAGATTAAAAAATAATTTAGAATTAATTTCTAATCCTTTACAAAAAATAAATAAAATTGGCGGTTATGCTTTTATATGGGACGAAGAAAAACAAAATATTTATAAAGGTAAAGATTATGGTGTAATAGCACAGGAAATTGAATCTATATTACCAGAACTTGTAGAAAATAGAGATAATGGTTATAAGGCAGTAAAATACGATAGATTAGTTTCACTTCTTATTGAAGGTATAAAAGAACTATCTAATGAAGTAAAAGAACTAAAAAATAAATTGGAAAAATAAAATGGCCCAAATTATAAGATTAAAACGTTCCACTTCGAGTGGGTCTAAGCCAACTGTTGGTTCATTAGAAACTGGTGAATTAGCAATTAATGTTTATGATGGTAGAGTTTTCACAAGAAAAAGTGGTAGTGTAGATGAAATTGTAGATTTAGTAACATTAAACCATAATGGAACTTTAACTGGATCATTAAGTATTACAGGTTCAATAACTGCTTCATTTTTTCAAGGAGATGGTTCTCAATTGACAAATGTGACAATTGGACAAACAGCAACAGTTCAAAAATCATTTACAAATCAGTCAACATGGGTTGTAGACCACAATCTTAATACTGAAAATGCAATAGTTCAGGTTTATGATAATGATTATTATCAAATTATACCTCAAACTTTAAGAATTACTGATAATAATACTATAACTATTACATTTGAATCATCTAGAAGTGGATATGTAGTAGTTGCGAATGGTGGTCATATAGTAAGTGGTTCGGTAGAATATGCCAGTATTATTAACAAACCAACATTAATTTCGGGTTCATCTCAAATAACTTTAAGTGGTGATGTGACAGGAACGGCAGATGCAACTGTAATTTCTCAAATAGATGGAGGTTCAATTTAAAAAACATATATTTATATAGTATAAAAGGAAAAAGAAGATGATAATACATAGTCCAATTATTTCAGGTTCATTAACTTTTGCAAGTGGTGCAACATTCGTTTCAGCTAATGGACAAATCACTGGTTCGTTTAGTGGTTCAGTTTCAGGTATTGGTGATACTGCAGATTTTTCAGCATCATTAAATAGTAAAATAGAAAGTTTAAAAACCGATACGGGCTCACAAGATTCAAGACTTGATAGTATCGAATCATTTACTTCATCTATTGATACCACAATAAAAAATAAACTTAATACTGAAACCGTAGTTTCTGGATCTGTACAAGTAACTAGTTTATTACCTTCCGGTGTTATATCCGGTTCATCTCAAGTATTCTCAAATATTAGTGGAGATGTTCTGATTGCATCAAATGGAGTTTCAACGATACAAGCAAATTCAGTAGCATTGGGTACTGATACAACGGGTAACTATATGAGTGACGTATCTGCAGGAAATGCAGGTATTGTTATTTCACATACACCAAGCGAAGGTTCAACCGCAACCATTTCACTTGTAAGTGGTGTTGTATCAGGTTCTTCACAAGTTTTTTCAAATATTAGTGGTGATGTACTGATTGCATCAAATGGAGTTTCAACGATACAAGCAAATTCAGTAGCATTGGGTACTGATACAACAGGTGATTATGTAGCATCATTAGGTAGTGGAACGGGTGTGACTATAGCTTCAAATAGTGGTGAAGGTTCATCACCTACAATTGCAGTAAACTATGGTTCTTCTGCAAACACCGCAGTACAAGGTAATACTACTTTAGCATTTGCAGGAACAACAAATGAAATTTCAATAGATGGTGGTTCATCAATTACTTTGGGTAGTGGTGGAACTGTAACTGTTGGTTTAGCAGATACAATTACAGGAAATAGAACATTCTCAAATAATGTTACTATTACTGGTGATTTGACTGTAAATGGAACAACTACAACTGTAAACTCAAATACCGTAAATATTGGTGATAACTTAATCGTTCTAAATTCAGATGAAACAGGTATTCCATCTCAAAACGGAGGTATTGAAATTGAAAGAGGTACATCTGCAAATGCAACTTTGATTTGGGATGAGGGAAATGATAATTGGGTAGCAGGATTAAGTGGTTCTGAAATTCCTTTAGTGACTACAACTGGCACTCAGACCCTAACAAATAAAACAATAAGTGGTACAAATAATACTTTAAGTAATATTGCAAACGCATCATTGACTAATTCAACAATAAGTGGTATTTCTTTAGGTTCTAATTTGGCAACCTTAACAATTGGTACTGGATTAAGCGGAACATCATATAATGGTGGTTCTGCGGTAACAATTGCAAATAGTGGTGTAACTTCAAACGTTGCCGGAACAGGTATTAGTGTGAGTGGAGCAACCGGTGCAGTAACTATCTCTATTGGACAAGCGGTATCAACCTCATCTAACGTTCAATTTAACTCAATAGGTGTTGGAATGGCAGCGAGTGCAACTGCGGGAAGAATTGATGCAACAAATGATGTTGTAGCATTCTCATCTTCTGATATTCGTTTCAAAGAAAACATCAAACCAATCGAAAACGCCATCGATAAGATTAAAAAAATTAGTGGTAACACTTATGATTGGAAAGAAGAAAACAAAATTGAGCACGGATACGAAGGAAACGATGTGGGTGTAATCGCACAAGAAATAGAGGCGGTATTACCACAATTAGTTCAAACAAGAGAAAGTGGTTATAAAGCTGTTAAATACGATAAATTAGTAGCATTATTAATTGAAGGTATTAAAGAACAACAAATTCAAATCAACGATATGAAAGTTGAAATTGAGAGTTTGAAAAAACACTAAATAAAATAAAGGTTAAAAATCCTTATATAAGGATATTTTAAACCGAAGTAATTATATAATGAAATCGGTAATGCATAAATATGGCACAAGTAGTAAAGTTAAAAAGGACAGCTGTTGAAGGTAAAGTTCCGTCTACTTCTAATTTAGAATTAGGGGAACTAGCGATAAATACTTACGATGGTAGAATTTTCTTTGAGAAAGATAATGGAACACCATCAATACAACAAGTTGTTACAACAGATGCTGTTACTACCGGGTCATTAAACATTACTGGTCAAATTACAGCATCAGTTTTATTTGGTGCTATACACTCTACAAATGGTGTAGTTAGTGGTTCATCACAACTTACATCTTCATTTGATTCACGATATTTAAATGTTACAGGCGAAGGGACTATTTCAGGTTCATTTACTGGTTCATTTTCTGGTGATGGTTCAAATTTAACAAATTTAGTTGTTGATATTGCAGAAGTTTCTACTGTAAACTCATCTTTTTCAAATTCATCAAATTTTTCGGTATCTCACAATTTTGATACAAGAAACGTAATTATATCAGTATATGATACTAATTATTCCCAAATTATACCAACATCAATTACCCTAACGGATGATAATAGTGCAACCATAACACTATCATCTGCACAAAGTGGATATGTGGTAATTGCAAAAGGTGGTCATATTGTTAGTGGTGCAGCATCTGATTCAAATTTATTAAATGGTGAAGCGGGTTCATATTATTTAAATTATAACAATTTTACAAATATACCATCTAATATAGTTAGTAGTTCATCACAAGTTGTATCATTTTTACCAACAGGTGTTGTATCGGGTTCTTCACAAGTTAATCTTACCCAAACTACCAACTATGTAAGTGGTATTAAAGACAGATTAAATGCAGAAACCGTAGTTTCTGGTTCATCTCAAATAAGCTTTTTAGGAATATCTTCTATTCCTACAAATATAGTATCATCTTCGACTGATTCGTCTACGGTAGATTTTTCAATTACAAATGGTGTAATTACTGCTGAACTTATAGGTGGAGTAATATCAGGATCTTCACAAGTTGTTTCATCTTTACCAAATGGAACTATTTCGGGATCAGGACAAGTAGTAAGTTCATTACCAACCGGAACTGTTTCTGGATCCTCACAAGTAATTAATATTTTAGATTCACTTAATTTATACTCATCATCATTAAAAACTGCATTTGAATTGACTGGTTCAAATGTGGTAGTTTTGGGAGATTTAAATGTTAGAGGTACAACTACTACAATTAATTCAACTACAATTCAATTAGATGATAATATTATTTCTCTAAATGCCGCAGGAACATCAAACGGTGGTTTAATTGTAAGAGATGCAACTGGTGGTAATACAAACTCTGGATCTTTTGTATGGGATGTAAATAATGATTATTGGAAGGCTGGTATAAGTGGTTCTGAAAGTAAAGTATTACTTTCGAATGGAGATTCGGTAGTATCTGGCTCATCACAAATTGATTTTACACAAACTAATGGATATACATCTTATAGTTCATCAGTAGATTCAAGGATAATTTCTTTAAATTTATTTTCTTCATCTGAAGAATCAAAAAATTCTACATTAGCAACTTATACAAGTTCTATTGATAATAAATTTGTAACTCTTGCAACTTATACTGGTTCTAATGATAATAAATGGAGTACACTACAAAATGTTACTTCATCTTTAATTAATGCAACTTCATCATACGAAGTAAAAGGTAGCGGGATAGTTTCATCTTCAACACAAATAGTAAGTTCATTAGTAAATCAATCAATAAATTTAGGAAGTGGTGCAATTACTGCATCTTTTTTCAAAGGAGATGGATCTCAAATTACAAATGTAGTTACTGAAATAGCAGAAGTAGCGACCGTAACATCATCATTTGATAATCAATCATCTTTTGTTGTAACACATAATTTTAATAGTAAAAATGTAATCGTTTCAGTATATGATAATACTAACGCACAATTAATTCCAACATCAGTTACATTAACTAATGATAATAATGTTACAATAACTCTCTCTTCAGCTCAAAGTGGATTCGCAGTTGTTGCAAAAGGTGGCCATATTGTGAGCGGTTCAACTGAATGGGCAAATTTAGCAAATATACCAACTGGTTTAATTTCTGGATCAACTCAAATTACAAATTTAACTACATATAAAGAATCTATAACAGGAAATTCCGTATATAGTATTACACATAGTTTAAATGAAGAATATCCAATAGTTCAGGCATATAATACTTCTACAAAAAGGCAAGAAGTTCCTTCAATTATTGAATCTTTATCGGTGAATGCAATAAGTGTAACATTTAGTTCAAATTTTAGTGGATTAGTAATAGTTAAAAAATAAATTAATGGTTTACGATATTTATTATACTACCGGAGGCGGCCCTTGGGTAAATGCTGGTTCTGATACTTGGGTAAATTTATGGATGGAATTGGTTGCACCAAAATTAAAAGTAAAACCAATACTTTTAATCCATAGGAACAAACCAAAAGGACATGAAGATTACAAATTTTCAATAGAAACTTATTGGCATGGTGATAATATTCAAAAATTTGAAGAAATTTGTAATGGTGCCCGTAGAATAAATATTTTACATGGACATTATACACCTATGAAAGTCATAGTTGATAATAAACATAAAATTCATTCAAATGTTTTACATAATTCAGTAGACCACATTTTAAAATCACAAATTGGAACTGATGCTTCTTTAGCTTGGCATCCGTATATAAGTTCAGAATGGGAAATGGAAGTAAATGATTGGTCTAAACACACAATATGGGTTGGATTATTTGAAATTTTGTTTAAAAATCAAAGTATTCCTAATTTTTACGAATTTAAACATAATTTACCACTTTCTGAATCAAATTCATTAGGATTTGCCTCTAGATGTGAAGGTAGAAAAAACCCACACTATTTAGATGGTCTAAAATCTTTTATTTTTACTGATTCACATGAATTTAATGCGATTTGGAAAGGTGGTGTGAAACTCGATACATCAAAATCAAAAATATATCATTATAAATCTGAATTTAAAAATAAATTTTACCAAATGGATTGGGGAATATCTCACTCATGTTTTTCGTCAGAACCATTTGGATATGGAATTTTTGAAGCAGTAGATAGAGGAAAACTACCAATTATTAATAGTTTATATTTGAAAAATTTAGAGTATCCTTATAGAGCATCATCTAAAAAAGAGTTTGTTAATATTTATAATAAGATTTGTAATGAATCATTTGAAGAAAAACTTTACTGGTTTAAACAAATAAAAAATTATATGGTAAAAAACTACACCAATAAAGAAATATGGGTGAAGGATTTACTTAATATTTATAATATATAGGGAATAAATAATATGCCTAGATCATCAGGAGATACATTATCACTTTACAATTTAGCAGGTGCGACTGGAACTGGATTAACAAATATTTCTTTAGGAACTATAAAAGGTTCTCCATCGTCAGGTAATAACATTTCAATGTCTGCTTTTTCTATTGACAGTGTCGATTCAGTAACAGGATTTACTTATGCAGTTGAATCAACATCTGAAACTTTTACATTAGGATTCACAACTGGTTCTGGAACTCTTTTTGATTCAAAAGTTGGTAATAGAAGCCAAAATGTAACTTGGTCAGTTCCAGCTGGTAGTAAATTATCTGTAAGTGCAAATAATGGTAAAACGGCAACTTTAGCCGTTTCATCTATGACTAACGCTGCAACTCAAACAGTTCTTCAAACAATTGAAACACATACCGTAAGAGCAAAATTTGCTGATGGATTTAATGACCACGCAACTGGTTACAATACAAATAAAGATAAAACTGTTTACTCGGTAGATTCATATGATGGAAACTCTGCTGCATTATGTTTGACGATAGATTCTCCAATCACTTTGGCAGATGGCACAATTGTAGAGGCTGGTGATTTAAATGAAGGGGATTTATTAAAAGGATTTTTAATTGAAGGTTTAGGACAAAATTCAGACGAAACATTTTTGAATTGGTCTTCAAACACATTAAATAAAACTCCAAAAGATGTTACCATAGTAAACCTTACTTATTCTTTTGCTTCGAGATATTACAATATTAATAATGGTCAAATTACCGCAACATCGGAACATCCACTTTTAGTAAAAGATATAGTAAGTGGAAATTATCTTTTCAAAGAAATGTTTAACATTGTTTCCGGTGATAAACTTATCAAAGGTGATGGTACTGAAGTAGATGTAACATCAATAGAAGTTGTAAACAAAACAACTGAAATTATTTCAATTGATGTAGAAGAAGAAGATACATACCTTGTAAATGGATATATAACACATAATAAAGGTGGAAATTCACATACCGACTTTGCTGGACCAGGAGCTCCAACATCTGTAACTTATTCCTCACCATTGATAACGTGGGTTGCACCAGCTAAAACTTTAACATTAGGTATTACTGCTTATCAATATCAAATAGCAAGTGATAGTGGATTTTCCACTATTGTAAATACAGCAGATGAATGGAGTACAACCGAAGTTGAAGTAAATACTATTTTATCCGCAGGAACATACTATTTTAGAGTAAGAGCAATTGAAGCTGGATTAAAAGGTACTTACTCTGCAACATTAACATTTACGAGATAATATTTTACGTTTTCTCAAAGTTGGTATATTTATATATATAGAATAGTTAATTAACAAATATATCAAAATGGAAAATACAATTAAGTTTACTGAGCAAGAAGTTTTAGAAATCAATGAATTAAAAAAAAACGTAAGTGAGGTTCTTTATCAATTAGGTCAATTAAATTTAGAAAGAAAAAAGAGATTAGATGAAATAGACCTCATAGAAAGTGATTTACACAATAAATACTTTGCTCTAATACAGGATGAACAATTAGTGTTCCAAAAATTAAATGAAAAATATGGTGATGGTAGTTATGATCTAAACACAGGACTTTTTACACCATCTAACGATATTCAAAACAAAAACCAATAAATAAAAAATTATCTTTACAAAAAGATATTGATATTTATATTCGTATCATTATAATTGAAAATTTAACAGGAGTAATATAAAATGGCAGAAAAGATTGTATCACCAGGTGTTTTTACAAGAGAAAATGACCAATCGTTCTTATCTCAAGGTATTGGTGAAATCGGAGCAGCAATTATTGGACCTTTCTCTAAAGGCCCTGCTTTCGTACCAACCGTTGTAAATACACAATCAGAATTCGAATCTATATTCGGTGTTCCTAATGGAGATTACTACACAGGATATACAGTACAAAATTATTTAAGAGAGGCTGGAACTGTTACAATTGTAAGAGTTGGTCACGTAGGTGGTTATACCGTTGAAGAATCAGGTTCTTATGGTATCGTAGTATCCGGATCAGGAGCAGGACATAAATTAGTAGGTGTAATAAAACCAACTTATCATTGGTCTACTTCTGGAAATGGAGATGCTTTTGTAGCAAGTGTATCCGCACAACCATCTTCATCAGCATTTGCAATTACACTAAACGGAACTGGAACTGAATATGATGAAACTGATTTATCGGCATCAGTTTTACCTTCAGCTGGAAATGATTTATCAGACGTTTTTGGTGAATCTGCAAGAGGTCCAAAAGGTGTATATGTTTCTCAATATTTTGAAAATTCTGCAACTAAAACATTTAAACAAGCTTCTGGTTCAGTAGTTTCAATTGTTCCTTTAGCTGAACAAAGTTTCATTGGACAAGATGTACAACACGCATCTACTCCTTATATTGTATCACAAAAAATTTCTAATCAAAGACATGAACTTTTCCGTTTCCATACATTAGGAGATGGTAATGCATATAACAAAGAATTTAAAATATCAATTTTTAACGTAAAAGCAGCAGGTGAATCAAACGCTACTGATTACGCTACATTCTCTATTACTGTAAGAGGTTATTCTGATACTGATAGAAAAAAGAGTGTATTAGAAACTTATAATAATGTTAATTTGGACCCTGCATCACCAAATTATATCGTAAAAGTAATTGGTGACCAAAACGTTACTATTGATTCAAATGGTAAACAAACTCTTAATGGTGATTATGCTAATCGTTCAAAATTCATTAGAGTTGAAGTAAAAGCTGAAGGTTCATTCCCAATTATAGCGGGACCGTTTGGACACCAACCATATCTTTCACCAATAGCAGGAAATGATTCAATCACTCCATCAGTTGTATTCTCAACTGGTTCTGCTGAAAATAACTCATCAAATTCTACAAAATATTCTGGTATTGATTTAGATACAACATTAGTAAAATTGGATAATGGACATTTCTTATCACCAATTCCAAATGATGCATCAACTGGTACTAATAGTGTATTTGCGTTTGACCAAAGTAGTATTTCTATAAACGGTGGTACACATTCATTTGGATATGAATTAACTGGTTCATCTGCAAATGATGTTGTAAAAAGACAATTTACAATAGGTTTTCAAGAAGGTTTTGATGGTAACTCACCTACAACTGAAATCGCTTTAGCATCATCTGATAATTTTGGACCTGGAAATACTCAAGGATTTAATTGTTCTAATTCAACATCAAGTGGTTCGATTGCTTATTTAAAAGCAATAAATTCAGTATCTAATCCAGATGATTTTGATATTAATTTAGTATCTGTACCTGGTATAGTTCGTAGATTACATTCTTATGTATTTGATAAAGTAATTGATATGGTTGAATCAAGAGAAGATGCATTCTTCATTGGTGATGTAACATCAGTAAATGATACAATTACACAGGCAATTGATGAAGCAAATTCAATAGATTCTAATTATGTTGGTACATACTATCCTTGGGTTAAAACAATCGATAGAAACACTAATAAATTAATCGCAGTTCCACCATCAGTATTGATGCCAGGAATTTACGCAGCCAATGATGCAATTGCAGCTGAATGGTTCGCACCAGCTGGTTTAAATAGAGGTGGTATTACCGGAGCGGTTAGTGTATTGAATAGATTAACACACGCCGAAAGAGATGAATTGTATGAAGGTAAAGTAAACCCAATCGCTTCTTTCCCTGGTGAAGGTATTGTAGCATTTGGACAAAAAACTTTACAAGATAAAGCATCTGCATTAGATAGAATCAATGTTAGAAGATTACTTATTAAAGTTAAAAAATTCATCGCTTCAACATCAAGATATCTTGTATTTGAACAAAACACATCTACAACTAGAGCAAGATTCCTTAATACTGTAAACCCTTATTTAGAAAGTGTTCAACAAAGACAGGGTTTATTTGCGTTCAGAGTGGTTATGGATGAATCAAATAATACACCGGATGTAATTGATAGAAACATTTTGTCTGGACAGATTTTCTTACAACCAACAAAAACCGCGGAATTCATTGTGTTAGATTTCAACATATTACCGACTGGAGCATCATTTTCAGCGTAATATATAAAAAAAAGTAAAAAAAGAATATTTATTATAATAGGAGAAAAATAAAATGGCAGAAGTATTAGAGTTTGATCAGATGTTCTATACGAACTTCGAACCAAAGATGAAGAATCGTTTCATCATGGAAATTGGTGGAATCCCTTCATATTTAATAAAAACGGCAAATAAACCAAGCATACAATTCGAAGTAGTAACTCTTGAACATATAAATGTAAAGAGAAAACTAAAAGGTAAAGGTGAATGGCAAGACGTTGAAATTACTCTTTATGACCCAATTGTCCCATCTGGAGCACAAGCTGTAATGGAATGGGTACGTTTATCTCATGAATCTTTAACTGGTAGAGATGGATACGCAGATTTTTACAAAAAAGACGTACAAATCTATTCTTTAGGACCAGTTGGTGATAAAATTGAACAATGGACTTTAAAAGGTGCATTTATTAATAACGCAGTTTTCAATGATGTAGATTGGGCAAATCAAGCAGACCCACAAGAAATTACATTGACACTCTCTTACGACTACGCGATATTGGAATTCTAATAACTACCAATATAAATTACAAAAGGATATCAGAAATGGTATCCTTTTTTTTTATAAAATATTTTCAAAAACACTTGTTTTTTTCAATTTTT